CGTGTTTGATATGTTCTGCTAATGCACGAGCACCATTTAAGTGTCTATAAGGATACTTGAATCTTTCTCCTTCTGCATTTTCAATGTAGATGCTTTCAATGTGCATTGTGCGACCTGCGGGTAATTCTACATTAATTGGTTGACTATGTTTAATAACTAAGCGAGCTTCGCCTAGATCTTGATAGCTAATTCTGTTGCTACCATAAAGTTTATTTTCCATAATTGCGGGCATAGTTGGCATTTCCTTACGTTTAGCCTGGTACTCGTAATCTCGTTTATCCAAGTTACTTTTTCCAATGTTTTGTACGTCAAAATTTAATAATCTGTCTTTTGCAAATTGTCTAAAACCGCGTATGAATCTATAAGCACCGTGATGTGTTACGTTTTCATCGTCTGTTAAATCACCACTAACTTGAATTACAATACCGTCCTGTGCGTCTAGTGTAATTGCAATAGTGCCCAACGGAACCCCGTTTTCTTCATACTCAAATTCAAAGAATCGAGCGTTTGGAATGTCTTCCTTTTTGCTCAATACTTCTGCGTTTTCATCACCGATTTTAATGTTGCGAAAACGGGTCTGTATTTTACCATACAGATCTTTAGCGATTTTATCTAAATTTGCGTCCATGTTATATTTATCAAAGGTTTGAGGAAACGAATATAGGCAACGGTGGTTCCCAATCGTCATTTAGCTCGTCATTTACACTCATAAGCTCAAATACTTTAGGGTCCCAATCTGCTAAAATTACGCTCATACGAATAATCAGCAGTAGTGCAGCAATTAAGTCGTCGTGTTGCCCTTCTTTAGCTTTGAAGCTTACTCCGCTGGCGATAAAAGTTTTAAGCTCGCTAATCAATATTTTGCTATTGATTTTCATCTTATCTTCTTCGATTAGATACTTTAAACGGCTACAAGCTGCTATTTTATTGCCAAATGTAGTATTAAAGCCCTTGCGGAATTTGCGTACATGTCCTTTTCTTATAGGCTCACTAACAAACAATCCTGGGAAAGTTTCTTCGCCTAAATCAGTAATGACTACAAGAGCTGCTTCTCCAACCGTGTTGTTTTCAACACTCCAGTATACACTATTTGTATACTCTTGTCCTATTTCGTTTTGTATGTATTTCAGTACATCTCTAAAGATTTTAACTTGATCTTGTACTATAGTTAAGTTATGTTGCCACTCTGCAACTTGAACCATGCTGGGCAATTCAAACACTTGAATACCTGCATAGTCGCCGCCTGTTCCTAAGCACGGATCTAGTGCCGCAAGATATAAATTTCCTGGTGTAGGTTTCTTAAACCAGCGTACTTGTCCTGTTTTATATACAGGGTCTCGTCCTAAAAGTTCAGATAGTTTAATACTATTAATTAGTGTTTCATCAAATACTAAAAATTCACAACCATATTCTCGACGGAAACGTTCTTCACCAATACGTCCCATCTCATTTCGTTTCCATTCTTCGTCACGGTCTGGGTGTTCATGCCATTCTGCTCTAAACCCATGAAAACCGTTTCGTCCTATCTGATCTTCTTTTATATTCCCGTATTCGTCGTATAAGTCTTGACTTTCCTTCCAGATAGTAGCAAATGTATCTTCATCGCTGTTAGGCGTTGAAGTTAAAATTGCCTTACCACCAGTCGCTAGTGTTGGAGATATTGAAGTCCAAAATTCTTCAGCAATATTAGGTTGTACGAATGCAAACTCATCGCAATACAATAGGGAAATTGACATACCACGACCAGTATTGCCGGTAGTAGTAGCTGATACAATGCGTGATCCATTATCAAACTCCATTGAGCCCTTGTTATAGTTTACAACACCGCAACGTATATGGTCAGGGCATAATTCGTAACCATATCTAATACGTTGCATAATTTCTTGAGCACCTGTGTATTTGTGTGCAGCAACTAGAATTGTTTGATCTGGATGAAACATAGCATACCATAACAGATATCCAGCTGCACATGTTGTCTTACCACTTTGACGTGGCATCATGTTAATGTTAAAACGAAAATCATGATAGCTGTGCATGAGTCGTATTTGATAATCATACGGCTCAAATTTCATCTTACCTTTAGTAGGATGTTGTATGTGGAAAAAGTTTTTTGCAAAGTGCAGATAACCCTCAACTGGGTCAGCACACATTAACAAGTCCTGTACTTGTGCTTCCGTAAACTTTTCTTTAGTATGTGCCTTTTTGGTTAAGACACCATCTAGTGATTTTGCCATAACTTTATTTACATAAAAAAAGGGCTCCGAAGAGCCCCTTTTGATACTGCTGACGAATTAAATCATACTTGCTACACCAGCTTGTGCCCTGCCTGCAGGTGTATCAGGAACATTAAACTTGCCTTCTGGATCTATAACGTTGGCATTACCATACGGAATAGTTCCTGTGGGTTGTGGATTTGGTGGTTTTGGTCTTGGTTTATCTTTAACAGCATAAATTCCACACCACTTGAACTTTTTAAGACCTTGTTTTTTAGCCTGTGCGTATGCTTGACTAAATGTTGGTGCATCAATTGTTGGAATTTCATTAGTTGGTAAATCTGGTGTTGCTTGAGCTACATTAGTTGATGCTTGAGGAATGTTACCCGATGCAACATTCATTGCACTTTGCTCTGGTGGTGCTGGTTCTTCATTAATTTGTTCTAATCGAGCTTGCAATTCACGAATTTGATCTGCTAGAGTTGACATATTAGTTTCCTTTGATACTTTCGTATTTAGCAGCTAATTTTGCAACAAGTGTTTCGTGCATACGCATTGGATTTCCGCCGCCATTAGCTTTTTTGTATTCATCTTTTTCACGGTGCAAGTCATCACCACTGTCTGGCGTTGGAACTTGTGTTGGCTTTGGAGAGTTGTCAAACTCTTCTTCTGCGCCAATGCCTACTAGAACGTCGTCGCTGTCTTGTCCGCCAGCATTTTCTATGTTACGTAGTATATCTAACAGGTCTTTAATGCCGCCAGCACCACTTCCGTTCATGCTAACATTCATTGTAACGCTGTCTGGTTGTTTATTAGCACCTGGCATATCCATCATGCCTCCGCATTCACCAGTTAGTATATCGTCATCGTTGCTAGGCATAACACTAGTTGGGCTACCTGATGGTTTCATCCCGTCATCACCACATTCTTCCATGTCTTCAATATCTGAAGGACTATCAACTGGTTCCATTGGAACTGCTAAAGGTGATTCGTCTATTTTTTTTATTTTTAACAATAAATCTTGAAAGTTCATTATTTTACTCCAACAGTTTTAGCTGTTGGCTTTTTAACTTTCGTGCTGCCAACGGGGCTTTTTGTATTAACTTTTGCAGTATCTGCCGCAACAGATTCTGATGGTGCTTTAGATGCTAGAAGTGCATCATTGACACCTTTGTATTGTTCAAGAGTCTTTTTGTCTTTCATTAACTCTTTTATCAAACTCATTTTTTGTTTTTCACCAACAAGTTTTTGACCTGCTGATTCTGTTTCGTATTCTTTGTTCAGCAATGCTTCACCTGATTTGTTATCGTTTGCATGATTAAGTTCATCTTCTGCTGCTTCTGCCAAATTACGAACTCTTACGCTATCAATTGGACAACGGCATTTTTCTGCAATTAAAGCTCTAACTTGTTGACTAGTAACTGGGTAAGCTGTGCAAACATCAAACATTGTAACATTTGTGTTTGCGATATGTGGGAAATCTGCATGAGTTTCGGCAATAGGTAAACGCTTGCCTGCTGAGCAACTTTCAACTTTGTACTGAGCAAGAGCTGTTTTAATCATTTCGCCTGCTTTTTTATAATCACCGGCTAATTTGACTTTAAACTCGTATACTTTCTTGCTTTCTGTTAGATATTCTTTAAATGATTTCATAATATAATCCTGATACTATATTTATTTCATATTCTTTAATTTTTCCAGTAGGCTGTTACGATCCGTAATAATTACGCCGTCACCACTGAGATTTACACCGTTATCTTCAGTAGTTTCCTGGTCAAGTTTTTGTTTCTTAAGTTGTAGCTCAATCATTTTGAGCTTCTTATCAATCTTTGCAGCTTTAGCATCAATAGCGTTTTTAAGTGCTGCTTGGGCAACTTCAAAAATACGTCCGCTATAGCGGGCTTCAACATTCATACCTAGATCCATAAGATCATCGTAGGCATCTGTAGCTCTTTGTGCTAGAGCGTCAAACTCGCTGTCGCTTGCATCGCCCAGGCCTTTAACTTGCGGTAAAGCTGCACTAATTTTGTCAAATTCTGCAATATCTCGCAAAAAAGGTTGTGGTTTGCTTACTTCAGCTTTGGCTGCTTTTTTCTCCTCGTCCTTGATAATTTTTTTGCTCTCGGGGAGGTTTAATAATTCTTCAAGTTTTTTAGTCATACTTTACTTATGCATTACCATTATGGAACATATCATTTTCGTTTAAGATACGAAACTTAATTCCTTGCTGTTTGCACCAAATATTTGCAGCAGCCCACTTGGCTTGGTTTTTTACATACTGAGCTTGGTTGTATTTGTTTTTGCCCACACGTTCTAGTATTGTCTGGCTTGCAGGTTTTACTTCAATTAATTCTACGTGCATGACGTTGTTTTTATCAACGTACTGAATAAAAAAATCAGGCACATATATTGTTTGGCGTCCAGTTAACGGATCTCGATATGGG